GGGCCTGAAGGTTCCTCGGTCTTTTCCTGAGAAGATAGAAACTGGTCTGCTGCCTTGTATTGAGTTCGAAAGAACTTTGTAGCACGCTGCAAATCAGAGAGAACACTTTCCTTCTCTTTCTGTGTTGTCAAGCCCTGCGCTTCATCCTTCAAGGCCTTTTCGGCCAACCTCACTGCAAGCTCTTCATCGTCACTCCTCTTGGACCTCTTGAAGACCGTACTATTTTGGGCATGGAATTTCTTCGACTCTTGCAAGCAGAACTCAATTGATTTCCTGGCTTTTGTGATCGTCCGGTCAATATCTTCTTTCGGAACCTCGATTTTGTCGTGAGGATTGGGTAACAAACCATATCGAATTAGATGATTATGTATGCCAGCTGAATTGATGCACAAATTGTAAGGCATGCATTCTTTGTTATTGGTACCTGACACGTGGATTCCATACGGAACAAGACGGGATCCAGCCCATTTGTAAATGACTGACCCTGATTGGCCGGAGACGGTGGATATCTTGTGAGGTGAGAGCAGCTCTGCGAACTGATCAGGATCATCATAGACGGGGCCCTCGGCGGCCATCAAAACATGTTTGCCTTCAGGGTCCTCTTCCCACCGAAACGTTGTAAGTCGGCCAAATTTCACATTGTCAAAAGACGGAGGGGCCTTTTGAAGTTTGTACTTGGCACAAAAGGACTGAGGCAGCTCAAAAGCCACCAAATCCTTCCACGTGTTGATCATATCTTGGCCTATCCTCTTGGAAGCGGGGACACCAACCCACTTTGGTGCGATGGAAAACCAGGTCCGTGTCTCGTCGTGCATGGAGCGGATGTAAAGATTCTCTGTACATGTTGACTCCCAACTGATGAAAGCATGCAAATTCGTAAAAACGAATCGAAGGTTTCCTTCTCCCTTGGCTTGCGACCCATGAATTGAACCCCTTGCGAATGGCTCGACCTGACCTGCAGCAGAGAGCAACCAGCCAAGTTCCACTTCATATTTGAGGGCCTCGGGCTTAGCCAAAACCCACGGCTCATACTCAGAGTGGTCCATAGTTGACTCCACCTTCTTAGTGCTCATTTTCGTCAAATTCTTGACGGTAATTGGCTCCTTCGTGATTCTTGCAAGAGTGTCTTTGGACATCTGTTGATCATAGCCTGTCGGAACCATTCGCCCCGTGGGATCGCGGTCGAAACGCGCCGTGACCATTGATGTTGGTGCGGACACGGCCTTAAAATCGGCTTCGCCATGCTTCCTTAATTCTCTTTCCTTCTTCCATTGGTCAACTTTGTCACATGCCTTCTGAACGGCGATGGCACCACCGGCTCCTGTGACGGCGACCGCTGCGATCATTGCAAACGAGAAAACAGTGTACAGCGCAAAGCTGAACAAGTAAAGCAACAAACACACACAACGCTGTGCGGATGTTCGAAACAGCACAATACACGGGAAGCCCGTATAAGTACTCGAGTG